GACCAATTGTTGGTGTTTTGATTAACAACCCCTTCTAAAATATTTATTTGCTCTAACTTTTTTAATTTTTGTTCCATAACAGAAATTTGTGTTACAAGGCTGTTAATGTCTTCTTCGTAAGAAACAGATGCTTGTGCCTCTAAGTTTTCAATTCTATTAACATAGGTTGCTCCTTGATAGCCAAAGCCAGCAAGGGTTGTAACAATTCCTACAAGAGCTATTAATTGCGTTGTTTTATTTTCAAACCAATTCATTTTTTATCCTACAAATTAGGTTGCATTGCTTTTAAGTTTACCAAAGTTTTTATGTTTTGGTTAAACAAACCGTTTAAAGCTGTTCTATTATCTAATAATGTATTGCTAGTATAAATGTTTTTTGACTCATACCAAAGCTCTTGATTGGGTATAGATAAAGCTCTGTAATCATTAAATCCAACAACATACCCCATGTATGCAATAATTTTATCTTCTGATCCATACTCTCCTGTTTGTTCTTGTTTGTTTTTTATTTCGTTTTGAGCCTCTTGCATGTTTTTAGCAAGGATTTGATCTGCTATTTCATCTGAGTCTGATCTGCTGTTATTTGCGGATAAAGATGTATCAATTTGTACATCATTATTGACTGAAGATGTATTGCTAATGTTACTAGCCATAGTTGTTGTGTCTGAAAAAGACTCATTTGATTCTGTAGAAACAGAAACGCTCATTTGTAAAACCTCATTGTTTTGTGCTGTTGAAGATGCAAATTGATCTGAAATACTAGGTGAGTTGCTCATAGAAACACCGCCACCGCTTGATCCTAATGAATTAGATGAATTGTTTAAATTGTTGTCATCGTTTTGACTTGTACCACTTACACTGTTGTTGGCTGTTTTAATTGTAGATGAAACAACTCGCAATGCGACATCTCTAGTTAATGAACTCTTTGTATCTTTGTTTTCAACAAAAATTTCTTCAATGGTTTCTTCCTGCCTTTCTCTTTCTTCTCTAACTTCTGCAACTTGTTCCTCTATCTCTTCTTCGATAAATCTAGGCTCTAGTTCTTCTTCTATCACTTCTTCAAAAATGGGTTCAGGCTCTTCTTCTATTATTCTTTCAGGTTCAGGCAAGTTTTCTGCTAAAAAGGTTTCTTGAAAAATAAATTCTTCAATCATAATTTCTTCACGAGGCAAAAATGTTTCTTCTTGTGCAATTTCAAATATTTCAATTGTTTCTATTGGCTCGGAAAAAGGTTGAGGTTCATTAAAAGCTTGTTGTTGTGGCTCAAAAAATATTGGTTCTTCGTATGATTGCATAGGCTCTTCTATGTAGCCAAACTGTTGCTCTTCTTCTATAGGTGGGTTGCTGTAATTTTGTTCTTCTTGATATCCATAATCAATTTCTTCTTCTTGAAAATAAGCTACGGATTCTTCTTGTTTATAGCCTTTGCATGATGGAGAGTATTGAGGGTCAATGTCACATTGTTCATCATCATAAGCTTGCCAATATCCTGCACAACTAACATCATTTAGTGGGTTGCTACAATCAATAACCTCGCCAACAAATAAAGAGCCACCGTTTTCTAAATTTTGATTTTTGTCTGAACTGTTCCAGTCATAGTTGTAACATTCTTTAGAATTATATACTCCTGTATTGCACTCATCATGAAAATAATAAGTTTCAAACTCATCTTCTTTGCCTTGTATACCTATAAATACATCATGGTCTTGAATGTCTAGCTCGCCATAACGAGCCTCGTAGGTATCGTTAGGGTATAGCCAAAGCTCAAAAGTATTTTTTGAATCTCTGTAATATTCCCACATTTCATACCAACCAAATATAACCTTGTCATCAAAACTTTTGGCTAACATGGAAGAATTTTCTCCCATAATAAGGTCAGTCCAAAACGGATAGATTGTATAGTTGGTGTTGGGGGATGGGCTAGGATTGTACTGTGTGCAGTTTTTCTCCCATGTGCTTGCTGTAGATAATGAGCCTAATATTAAACAACCATTGCTAGCCATGTAACCTTGGTTAAAAGTTTCGCCAAAAAAATTAAAGTCAAAGCCAAAGTTAAAAACCTGAGATGTACCGTCATCACTTGCTGACATGTTGGTAGCATTTTCTAAGCGTAAATCCCAAATGGGTTTGTCTTGAATGAGGGTGACTGTTGTTTGGCTTAAAGCTGTAACACTAAACAGACACGCTATTGCGTAGCATAAAATTCTTTTTTGCATTGTCTGTTGGTTTTAGTTTTTTTTGTATAGGTTTTTTTTACTAACCCAACCACATCTTTATTTATTTTTTCTCTTTTAGGATTTGCATCTTGTGTGCATTGTCTAATAAATTCTTTTTCTTTTTCGTCTGCATCGGGTCTTTTTGATGGGTTTTTTAACCAAGCTTGAGTTGCTTCGTCACCAATTTGGCCTTTATATGGACAAGGTGTGCCTGCCATTTCCATAGCCTTAAATACTCTTTTGTCTTGGCAGAGTATGCTCACACTAGCCACTTTCATGCCAGTATCGTAAAGATACTTAGACAGTTTTAATCTTTCACAGTTTTCATCTGTGACTGTGCTTCCAGTTGAAAGACCAAACACCTGTCCTTGAAAAGCACCTGATCTACCTACAGTACATAAGTCTTGAGAATAGCTCATAATACTTGGTGCAATAGCAGAAGCAGGGGGTGCCTTACTTTTTACATTTTGATTAATGGTTTGAGTAGAATTAGATTCGTTAATATTTCTGTTGGTGTTATCAGAAGTTGAATTATTAATATTTTTATTAGTGTTGTCCGTAACGACATTTGACTCAGACTCAGAAACATTCACATTCGTATTATTATTTGTGTTTACATTGTTGCTTGTTGAGCTAGAGGTATTTGTAACATTTTGATTTACGGTTGAATTTACATTTGATGTCGAAGTCGAAGTATTGACATTGGTGTTGTTGTTTGTGTTTACATTATTAGACGAAGAGCTACTGGTGCTATTGTTCGTGTTGATGTTTGTATTATTGTTGGTGTTGGTGTTTGTGTTGTTATTGGTGTTAGTGTTTATGTTTGTGTTGTTGTTGGTGTTTGTGTTTGTGGTAACTGTGGTGTTGATGGTTGTTAACCCATTGTCTTCACAGTATTGCGTACCTGCTGTGCAATCACCAACTGGGTCAGCTTGCACATTTGACGACAAAAAACCGAGCGTTAAAAACGCTACACCAATTAAAAAGAATTGATTTTTCTGTCCGTAAATCATTTTTAAAATATAGCATAAAAAATTTTTTTACCTAAGAAGAATGCATTACTAATTTAATTTATTTTTCTTATTTTTTAAATTTAGAGACTATTTTGCTCCAAAGTTCAGGCTTAAATCTTTCAATAGACCAACCTATCACTACTGCTACTACTGTTAATGGTATTAATACTTCCATATTAAGCTCCTTTAAAATATGCTGGCAATCCAATCATTGGTCTACCGTCATACTTGTTGCTTTCGGCATCTTTGCCACTAGCATCATTATAATGTAAAAACACTTGTCCACAATCTTTACCTTTAAATGGTTCACGCCAATGCTCTAATTCACAACCACGATACATCAGCATATCACCTGCTTCAAGTTTAACTTCTATTCCTTTTTTGCCTTCTTCGCCTGATGGCTCTAAAAAGATTGACCAATCATCACCACCTAAGTTCATAGTGGTAGATATCTCGCAAGAGTATCTATCTTTATGTCTTTTTAACTCATCACCTTTTTTATAGATTCTTGCATACGAATAAGTTTCAGTTAGCTTTACACCTGACTCTTTTTCCATAATAGGTTTAACTTTTTGCAATAAAGTTTCCATAACGATATCTGAGTAATGTGAATAAGTTTCAGGTATTTGTTGATCGTTCCACACGCCAAAGTATTCAGTAAATTGTGAGATGTATTTTTCATCAAACATATGTCTTGCTACTGCTCTTTTATTTAAAAAGTATTGATAACAAAAATCTGCTAACTCTGTTGATATAGCACCTTTAATTACTTGGTATTTATTTTTCTTAAAGCTCATTTGAATGGATATCCTAAATTCCAACACACTAAGGAGTGTCGTATTCCTTTGGTTACTGGTTTGACTCTATGCCAAACAAAAGATGGAAAGATAATCACGCTACCTTTCTTTCTAATTTCTTCACATATTCTTGGCTGTGAGCCTTCGTCTGTGTTTCTAAAATCAAACTCTAAATCTCCGCCTTCATATTCTTCAGGATCGGTTAAAGATACAGTCATGCTAAGTTTTCTTAACTTGCCATGTACATTTTGATTTTCAGGATTGTTATAAGGTTCTTCGTAAGAGTCGCAATGCCAATCGTAAAACTGACCTTTCTTGTATTCGGTAAATTGACAAGCCTCGCTAAAATCCCATTCAAAATTCCAACCAGCGTTATAATTTGCTTGATGGATGTAAGGTTGTATTTCGTTGTATATCCATCTATCTGACATCCATACAATATCAGACTTGCGTTTCTTTTGAATGTTTTTAAGTTCTAGTTTGGTTAGTTTTTTATTGTCTCTACCAGCGTTACCTGTAAGAGCCATTTCTTTATTTTGCTCTTGACCATAACGAACTATGTCATCACATATTCTCTCAGGTATGACTGATTGAAAGTACCAGTAATAGTATTTTAGATTCATATATAGTTTGCTACTAAAACAATTCTTTTTTCATTTAATTTTGGAACACCTTGACAATGTTTGTATTTGCCATCAAAAACTATTACTTTGTCTTGTTTTGGCTTAGATTTAAACTCTGTATCTTCTATTTTTACAAAAGTTTCTCCTGAACAAGTGGTCAAATAAAGTATAAAAATTTTGTGAGGATATGGTAAATCTGTGTGATAGACACTTTTAGAAGGTGTTTGATGCAGTGTTAGATTTAAATTTAATCTATACAACACATTTAAAGTAATGTTGTTGTAATTAAGAATGCTTTTTAAAATTAAATATGATTGTTCAAAAAAACTTGAATCAATTTTAGGAATAGCATATTTATATTCGTGTTCTTGATGAGGTCTGTCAACTAAAGTATGGCTAAAATAACCAATATCAATTGGTTTGTCTCCTTTATATGTTTCAGAAAAGTAAGTTGTTCTATTTTTAAAAAACCAAGGTATGTTTCCATCAGATAATACATAATCTTTATAATCAGAATATTCTTTTGTTAAAGGGTTTTTTAAATTTTGTATACTCATCTTCTCTCTCTTAAGAAATAAGTATAGTTTAGATGCGGTTTAAAAGAAAGGTTGATTAACCTGCTTCCCAATCTCCATTTTTTATTTGTCTAAAAACTGTGCGTAAATCCCAAGCACTTGAGCCTGTAAAAACATAAGCTGCTCTAATACCTATAAAACCTGAACCTCCGCTACCTGCAGCAGAACTATGGTGTCCGCCACCACCACCGCCGCCAGTATTGGCTAAACCTGATGTTGCATTTCCATTATACCCACCATGACCGCCACCCCCACTTTGAGGAAATGTTCTTCCTGGTCCGCCAAAAGGTGCTGTATTGGTTACACCTGCCCCCCCACCGCCACCACCGAAGTAGCCAGTGCCTGGCGTAGTGTTTGATCCGTCTGTTCCATATCCAGGGAACGCTGGAAATTGTCTACCTGCTCCACCTTGACCGCCTGCTTGTGGGGAAGGGTAGCCTGCTGGATTAGGGACAGTTGGCCAGTCAGGTACGCCTGTGGCAGGACCTCCACTATCA